AACATATACTAGAGTTAAACCTGCTCTTTCTATGCTTACAGTTAAATCTGCGGCTGTTCCCATTATAGGTTGAGAGTTTCTACCTACAGTTAAATTATTAGTATCAAATGTTCCAGCATAATCTACAATAGTAACTTCATCGCCTAAACTAGGAGAAGAAGGTAGGGTAACTGTAAACGCACCACCTGTAGTATTTGCAAAAACTCCTTGCCCTGCTACTGCTGTATAATTTGCTGTTTTAATTGCTTGCCATGATGTACCACCTGCCGCTGGTGTTACAAAAGTTAAATTCCCTGAACCATCAGTTCGTAAAAATTGATCTGCATCTCCGTCATTAGCTGGTAAAGTTAAAGTTACATTTGAAGCTACAGTTGCAGGTGCTTGTAATGCAACATACTGACCGCCAGAAGCGTCTTGAAGTCTTAAATCCCCTTGCGCAGCAAGTGATAAATTACTACCATCAAAAGTTAAGTTTGCAGAACCACCAAAAGACCCTGAACTATTAAATTGAACTTGTGTGTTAGATCCACCTGGATTTGTTGAAACACCTAAAGAAGTATCAACAACATTTGTACCATCAGAAAAAAGTAGTTTTACACCTTTATCATCAGTTGCAAAAGTTACCCCTGTTCCGCCAACTGTTTTAAATTGAACAGTGTATGCCCCTGTAGTTCCGTTACTTACAATGTAAGTTTTTTCAATTCCGTTTGGAATTGTAACTACTTTGTTACCCGTTATTGCCCCTGTAAATTTTATAACTGCATTTCTAGCGTTTGAAATTTGTCCATCTGTCATTGCTAGTGCAGTGGTACCAGCACCTCCTGCAATAGATATTGCTTCATAGCCCGCAACTGCTTGCTGAACTAAGTTTAAATTTGTATTTGTTTTTCCTCCCCATGTTCCCGAGTTTTCACCCGTTACCATAAGTTCTAGTTTTAAATCTGTCGAATAACTTGATGCCATAGTTTAACCTTGTGTTATTATATTACCATTATTAAGCTGCTCTATCAACTTCACTCCAAGTATTTGTTACTCCTGGATTTACAGTTGTCCAACTATTAGATACTCCTGGATTTACTTCATTCCAAGATGTTACCACAACAGAGCCTATGTTTGAAGACATTGAAATACCTGTTAAATCGACTGTTGCTGTCCCTGTAATAGCGCTTAAAGAACCTATAGATGAAGCTATAGATTGTCCTGCTACTTCTGCAATTGAAACTGCATCTACTGCACTTATTGATGAAGTTAATGCTTGTCCAGTTAATGTTAAAGTGGCTGTTCCAGTTACTGCAGATAAAGTACCAATAGATGATGTTAACGCTTGTCCTGATACATCTACTTCTTGATTTAAGAAGGCTACAGCTGATCCAATTGCTGAAGTTAATGCTTGCCCTGAAACATTTATACTAAAATCTGAGAATGCTACTGTTGTTCCAATTGATGTAGCAGCTGAACTTCCTGTAACTAGTGTACCGCCTTCAATAACTGGATTAAGCTGTCCTGCTGCAGTTTGTAAAGCATTTTCAGTTGCATTAATAGTTATACTACCATCTGCATCTAAATCTACTGCACCAACTGTAGAAGCTAATGCTTGCCCCCCTGGTATAACTCTAGCGTTAGCATCAGTATCAGCTGATCCTATGCTTGTAGAAGCGCTTAAACCTGTAACATTTAAATTTGCATCAGCAGTAATAGATGTTGCTGTTCCGACTGTTGATGTTAATGATTGGCCAGTTACATTTACCTCACAAGAAATTGTGAAAGTAACAGTTCCAGTTGTTGTAGCTAAGGTTGAAGTTTGAGTACCTAGTCCCCAAGATCCATCACCCCAAGAATTAATACCCCATGTATCAAAACCTACTATAACAGCATTATCACCCCAGGCAGCTTCGCCCCAATTATTAGAACCCCAGGATGATGCTGCCATAGTTTACTCCTTAAGCTATTCTTAATATAGCTGCAGAAGTAGTAAATGCTGGGAATTGAATTGTAAATGTTCCACTAGTCGCTGTTTATTCCACCAAAGTCTAATACCGCAACTGCAGTGTTAGAGTTAGATGTATTATAAATCAACGCACCTCTTGCAGTTAAAGTTACTCCTACGAACGATAGGTTACTAAAATCTGTTATAGCTGTGTTTGTAGCTAAAGATGTTCCAGTGTTTACTAAAGCACCACCACCAGCTGTATAGCCAGAAGAAGTTACTTCAGTATTTGATCCGCCACCTGGGTTAGCAGCGTATACTGTAGTAGATTTACCAAGTGTAGCAGCGTTTGAGTACATTGCTAATTTATATTTATCACCACCACTTTGTGAAAAGTCGTGTTTTGCTTCTAATAATTCTTTTTTAAATGAATTACAGATTGCGTTTGTTGTTATTGCCATTTTATCTCCTTAATTAAATTTATGGTGACGGTGAAGGTATTTTAATTCGAGGAACTCCACTGTCATATTCTCCTCTTCTTCGTCTACCCATTTGTTGTAGACCAAAAGCTTGTATGCTTTGATTATACCTACCTGAATACAGTTTGTATAGGTCATCTGGACCTTTAAGGTAACTAAAGCATTCTAAAAGAACTCCATATAAAAGAAGAGCTTCTTGGTGTGTAGATAAATATGATGTATTACTAGCATCAAAATGTGGTGCATCTTTAATATAATTTATCTGTACAGTGCTGGCTGCTGCAGGAGTTGGAGCCACAAGAATCACTGGACCTGTTTGAACACTGTCCTCCCAGTTTGCATAATATTTAGGAACTCCTGTAGTAGAGTCATTTGGTGAAAACTCTGATATAAAACTTGTATCTCTTTTTTCTAAAAAAGTTCTAACATTATTGCCATCTATAACTTGTACTGATCTTATGACAATAACATCTGAAGGTAAAGATACATAACGATTACCAATCGTAAAATTTGAAGTTGCGTATTTTCTTAAATCATCATAATCAACCTGACCAGCAATATTTAATTCAGTGTTTCTTATAAATTGATCTAAAATAGCATCAGTCAATACAGTATTATCAACTTCTGTGTAGTTTCTTACTTGTGTTAAAAAATTTGCATAAGTAATTGCCATTATGATATTCCTATTGTTACATTTCCAACTTCTGTAATTGCTTGTCTTCTTCTATTCTGTAATGATGGATCCGCAGGTTTCATTTCACTTGTACCTTGATTAATGAAAGCAAACATTCCAGGTAAATTTAAATCAGCCCAACCAACCATAGTACCTCCTGAATTAGCAATTGTTTGATCACCTAAAGATTTTGCTATTTGAGTAGGTTGTTGAAATCTTTGTGGTCTTACTTTTTGCAAAGCAATTGCATCTGCAGTATTTCTTTTTCTTGTAATCTGTGGATGCTTACTTTCAAATTCAGATATGTGAACAAAAGAACCATTCCATTCTGTTACCATTTCTGTATAAGGAAAAGCCATTCCACTTCTATCTGATATTGCTTGGGATCTACTTCCATTTGCGTATTTAGCCATTATGATAAATTTGGATAGTACGATGATGGAGCAACATACAATGATGTTCTCTGACCATCTTCATCCAAAGCCCTTTTTAATTCGTCTTCGTAAATAAGTTTCATAGCTTGTATTCTTTCTGGAGCTCTTTTCATAGATAAATAATAAGCTAGTCCAGCGCACATACAGGGTAAAAATCTATAAGCTACATCTGCTTGTTGATCACTGTAAGCTGTAGCGTCTTCAATTCTATTTATTGAATAGNATTTTAAAGTTGTATAAGTNGAAGCATCTGGTGCAACGTACAAACTTATTTTAGGAACTATCTGNCTGTCTACATAATATTCTGAAGGTTGTCCTGTCGCTAATTTNTTTGGACGACCTGAATAAGCAGATCTATCTATTTTAGTTAATGNTACGTCTTGAGTGTTTGGTCCATCTGCTGCAGAAGCTGTTGTAGATATGTATGCTTCTAAAACATCATTTACATTTGCTGGAGTAGCATAAGTTGCAGTACCTGCTGTCAAGGCTTGTTGATTTAATTCAACTTTCCAAAGATGAATGCCTCTGTTACCCCAATCAGCAAATAATAAGTTAAGAGATCTTCTAGCTGTTTTTAAATCATAACCCGCCATAGGCATCAAGCCACATCTTTCGTATCCCTCATCAATTATTTCATCGATGTTTAAATTAAATGTTGCTGTACCTGATGTTGCCATTAAAACCTCTTTTTAATTCTTATTTGTACTCTATCTTTGTTAACACTCATTCCAATACCAGTGCTAACCCCTGAATTTTTATATATCTTATCATAACTTAACTCAGGATTAAACTTAGCTTTAGAATTTCTTAATACAGTAATTAAATTATCATCCTTACTGGCTTTAGTTCCTTTTGTTTGAATTAAATTTAAAGAGAACTTCCCTTTTGGATACATATTTACATTACCACCAGTATCTCTTTTTAATATTGTTTTCACGTTTGTTGGTTTACCTCCAAAATTACCCGCTGCTCTTTTCCTTACAACCGCAGAACGCTTTTGCGAGCTTGTCATTNGGCTTGCTTTTGCAGCAGGCACGCATTTGGGGTATTTTCTTTTTGATCCACTTGCAGATTTTCTTCCACATGATTTGTAACCTCCTCCTTTTTTNGGTGATGAAATATCAACCCATTTCTCATTAAACCATTTTTTTAAACCACCTGTTTTCATGCCAGCAGGAACACAATTAGGAACCATCTTATTCCCTTTTTTCTTCATGCCCTTTTGTTCGTAACCAACCCAGCACGTTCCTCGTTTAGACATTAAAAAATACCTTTAAAATTAGTTCCTCTAAGGGCTGCTCCACCGCCTCTTGCTAATTTTATTGTACTTAAAGTTTTAGCTTGTTTTTTATGTAATTTAGAAGCTTTCTTTAAACCTTTAACAACTTTGTTTACCTTAACTTGATCGCCTTTGGCATACTTCATCATTCCGCCCATCATAGCTGGTTTAGGTCCCTTAAAATCTTTTCTTTTTTTACCAGAGGGATCTTTAATTTTACCTGCACATATTTTAGATGCGTAGGCATTTGCGTAAGCACTTGGATATACAGCAAATTTTCTTTTAGCTGCTGCTTTACCTCTAGGGCATAGTTTAGTCATTTTATTTTCCTTCTTTAGCGGCCGCATTGAGAGTGTTATTTCGCTCCTTTTTACGGTTGTACAACTTCTTTGATTGTATCACTTTAGACTTGAATGTTCTAGACCTTAGACTTTTTGCGACTGGATTTGTAGATTTTACCATGTGTTTTTTCCAATACTTTTCTGAATTTACTTTTTTCAGCTCTACCCCAACCTCTACCTAAGCCAGGTTCTAATTGTTTTTTTATCTGTCCTCGTG